GAGGCGACAACCTGCACGCGGATACCAAATACGGAAATGTCTTGCATGGTGTTCTCCTTAGATCAAAACGTGCGAGCCTTCGACCTTGCGAATAGCGTCGTCCTTCGAGTAAATGAGGGTATAAACCGCCTTCCACTCGGTACGGCCGTCGGTCGTGACATAGCTTTGCAACACGCAATCGAGCCAGTAGCCCAGCCGATAGACTTGCTGCCAAGCCTGATCGTCGCCGGTCAGGTTGCCGATGTAGAGTTTTTGCGTCGTGTTCAGCGGCTTGCCAATGCTGATCGTACCGTTGAACGTCGCCGCCTCGACCACACTTTGCAGTACGGCGATAAGCTGGCTACGGCCCGTCGCATTGGCCGACACGCGGGCAAGCGACAAGAGCAGTTCCATGATTTTGGCCCCGGCCGCATCCTTGAACCACATTTCATTGGCATACGTGTTCATATCGACCGGATCGGTAGCGAGGCCCATCATTACGCCACGCTGGAAGAAGTCGATATTTTGGCCCGCCGTTTGCGTGCGACCGTAGTAATTCACGCGGTTGTTATCCATCGTGGTAGCGGTCGGGTCGTCTTGAACGCTGGGGGTCAAGGTCGCTTGCTGGAACATGTAATTTTGTACGCTGTTCCGGGCGTTGTAATCGGTCGCGGCAAGGATCATTGCCGGGAGCAACTCGGGGTATTCGCCCGCCAGCGGGGAAAGGATCGCGGCGACGCCCGAGAAGCCCGAGAGGGCCGCATACGTGGTCACGGCGTCGGCGGCAATGATCGGCACGAGGTACATAAACTTGACGTTGTACGTATCGTTTTGCGCGGCCACGGCGGCGATTTGCGACGCGGTAACGGTCGGGATAAATGCGAAGGAACCGAAGTTGTCGGAAACCTGCACGCTCGCGAGGAAGGCGTCGAGCGGCTCTTGCACGGCCACGCCCGGGGAGAATACGGCGGTCGCATCCCAACCGAGGGTCGAGCGAACATCAACGCCGGAACCGGGGGCGGCAGTAGCGATAGCCTCGGCCCCCACGACGCCGCCGACGAGTTCGAATCGGTTCGCGGTTGCGTTGTACGTGACCGTCGCGGCCGTCCAATCGGCACCGCCTGCGACAATTGCGCGGATCGCGGTTTGCAGGGTCGTAGCGACGTTCGAGAGAGTCGAAGCGCCCGAGAAGTTGAGGCCGGTAACGTCGGCGGTGTAAGCGCCAATCGTCAGTTTGAGCGCGCCGGTCGTGATCCCGGTAAATTGGGAAACGGCGAACGCCTTCGTCGCGCCATAGATGCGACCGGCGGCCGCCGCGTTGGCGTAGCGAGAGAACGAGATCTTCTTGGGGGCCTTGATCAGCTTCGAGATAAAGCCGAAGTAGAAGACCGCGCGAAGGTACTCGGGCGAGGTCGTGCCGAAATACGCGCCAACGTCGGCGGCGCTCGTCATTTCAATGACGGTATTTGCGGGTACTCGGGTATCGGTGGAGAACAGGCGCAAGATAAGGTCACGAAGGCGCACCCCTGCGCCCCCGCCGACGCCCGAGGTAATATCTACATATCGCTTAAAACTTATTGCCATTTTCTAGCCCCTTAGACCCGGCTCAAATTCAAGTCATACGCAGCGACGGCCGGAATCGTCGAAACGCTCGTTCGCTTGTGTGTCAAGGTCACGTCAAAACTAGGCACCGCCTCGAATTGGTCATGATCATCCACGATATACGGGTTCCGAACATCCGTTACCCGAAGAATCCCGACCCCTTGCGCTCGGAAAGCGGCCAAGAGGGCGTCGCTTTGCATGATACCTGAAACGACGTTGAGTATATCGGACTCGGTTAGCCCCGTCACTCTTTGGGGTCTTGCGGCACCCACGCCGAGAACTGATACGTCGATTCGTATTGCTGAATTTCCGTATGCGTGAAAGCGTTCGCCTGAGCGTTGAAAACGTCTTTTCGTTCGGGGTGCCCGTACCGATGGTCGCCGACCTTGTAGAAGTAGGCATAAGGCGAACTGTTCGCGCCTTGTTGCCAGGGCTGGAAATTGCGGGCCAGCTTGACCCCGGCGAGGCCCGATGCCGCTTGTATGGCGGGCAGTAGTTGCGCCATGAACAGGGCTGCCAATTGCTTGTCATTCATACGGGGGCACCTCCACGCAAAGCATTTTCGTAAAGCCGTCGAACTTGGCCCAATTCTCGTCGCTTTCGCATTGCCACGTCTTGCCGCCGAATACGATCAAGTCGCCCTCGCGGTCGCGGTCGGTTGCCTCGATAGCGGCCGAGGTGTAGAGCAGGCAATAATTTTTCGCAAGGTTTAAGCCTAGCTCTTGGTATAGCTTCGAGTTAAGCGGTTGCATACTGCCTTGAATATCCACGGGGTCGGCAAAAGTCGAAACCGTATCGCCTGCGGCATTCTCGGTGCGCGACACGAACGCGCGGTGTTGTATGGTTTGCATCGCAATAACTCGCGCCGCGATGCTCAGAAGGTTAGCGCCCGGGATGTTCATTTTTTGTCAGTCTCCGACGAAAGGGTGTTAAGCAAAATGCCGGTATCGACGAGCGGTTTCGCGATGCCTGCCACGCCTGCGCCGCCTTTCTTGCCGGTAACGCTCTTGCCCTTGTCGGCGAGGCGACGTTTCCGTGCGTCGATTGTCGCTTGTTTCAGGGCGGGCGAGGTCACTTTCGAGATTGTTTCGCGCACGTGCCCCTCGGCGGCCATCGTGAGGGCCTCCATAACTTTGCCCGGGGCGACCTTTCCTTGGGCCGTGGCGCGCGAAATTTCCTCGACCGTGTGTTTCCATTGGTCTTGATGCTCGCGGGCCATAGCGCGCATTCCCAGCCGAGGCGGGATGCCCTTCGCGGGGCTTCCGAACTCTTGCACGTGGGCGATACCCGCGACGGGCTGGCCGCCCTCATAGACGGCCGAGGGGAACCAACCGACGCGACCTTGCGCGCCGTCGAGGCCGCCAATCGCTTGACGAAGCGCCTCGATTTTGCCCGCCTTGCGAGTTACTCGCATGGTCAGAAAATGCCCGCCACTTTGCGGAAGGCCGCACGCTCAGGCAGGCCGCCCACGAGGAAGCCGCCCGCCGCCTGCGCGTCGAGTAGCCCGAGCAATTGCGCGCCGTAGGGGGTCGTATTGAGCCACCATTGCCATTGCGATTTGACGGGCGGGGGCGTGAGCGTGATTTGCACGTGATCAACGACCGCGCCTTGCACGACGCCGACTTGGCCCGAGTAGTTGTTTTGCGCAATGATCACGCCGAGCGCCAAGAGGTGCGCGGTCATGAGGTAAAGCGCGTTCGTGCGGGCGGCCACGGGCATATCGCCGTAGGTGTCGGCCGAAACGTAGCCGGTCGCCGCGCCGAACTGAATCGACAAAGCCGCGTCGGGCCATTTGGTCGCGTCGGCGAACTGCGGGAACAGGGCACGGAACGCGGCGGGGTCTAGGGTAATCGTACTCATGGTCAAGCCCTCAAAAGAAAAGGCCGGGGCGTCGTGCGCTCCCGGCCCTTGCGGTCAGACAAAGCCCGGGGGGCTTTACTTTTTCTTGCGGCCGCTCGTTGCGGGGGCGGCATCGGTTTCCAGCGATTCACCGCCGACGATGGTTTCGGCGTCGGCCGCGATGTTGTCTTGAGGCACGACCGGCGCGGAATTATCGCGGCCCGTCATGTCGGCGGCCACGGTGTCGGGGTCGGCGTAGGACTCGGAAACCATGACGAAACCGTTTTTCTCGTGCAGTTGGAAAACTTGATTCGCGCGAAGGTACTCGACTTGTTCCTCGGTAACTTCGGTCGCCACGCCGCGCGGCGTAACGATGCGGTCATTTGCGACGCCTGCGCCGCCTTTGATCAAGACCGGGGGCAGGTCGATAGGCAGGTCGGCCCCGCCTTGCGCGTGGTTGGTGTAAGCAACGTCGCTCGCGAGAGTCGAGAAGACAAACAGTTTTTTGGACATTGGGAGAACTCCTTAACAAGTTGATGGAGAGAAAGCAAGGTACATCATAAAACAAAACGCCCCCGAAGTCGAAACCGTGGGGGCGTTCCTTGCGACTACGGGCCGCGCCTTAGATACCGCTCAGGCGTTGCACCGCAAACGGCCGCTTGGTGAAGATACCGGCGGTCGCGTTCGAGAAGTCTTCGACGTAGCCTTTCGCTTGCTTCTCGGTGCCGAGGGCTTGGAACTTGGCGGGCACGATTTGGGCGAAGTTGCGCCGCCATCGCTACCGCCATCCTCGACGGAATCGGCAAACAGGTACGCAACGTTCGCGCCGCCGTTCGCCAAGTTCAACTCGGGGGCCGAGAGAACGCGGCATTTCGGGTACGTGTCGGCAAGCCACTTGCGAACGCTGATACCGAAATCGCTCGTAACGCTCAGGTATTGATAAACGTTCGTTGCGAGAACGAGGGTCGTTGCGGTCTTCTCGACATTCACTTGGTCTTGCGAGGCGGCTTGCAAACGCGCAAACATGCCGCGCAAATCGGCGGTGATATTGAGGAACGATTTCGCGCTCCACAGGGTCGAGTTACCCGAGCCGGTAGCGGCGGCGGTCGAGTAGGCGGGCAAGCTCGGGTCGTTGAGGAAACCGTAAGTACGGTTCGCCCCGCCGTTGAACCCGTAGAAGCCGACACGATTTCGCGTAATGTCGAGCGCCAGCGCGGCGGCCGAACGTTTCTCGGCGGCGTTGTTGATGCGAACACGGGCGCTTCGTGCGTCTTCCAGCAAGCCGACCTTGATACCCTTTTCCCAGCGGATCACGGTACGACGCTCGAAATTGACGTTCCACGAGGAAAGCGGAATGGTCGTGTAGTCGCCATACAAAGCGGCCTCGCCCAGCGGTTCGAGAACGCCTTGGATAACTTCTTCGTCATCCCATTTACCGGCCGTGGTCACGCCCACGATTTCGTCGATACGACGGGCGGCGGTCATGACGCGCACGAATCCGGGCAACCAGCTTTGCAGGAATTGCACCGGGTTGGAAATGCTCGCCGTGGTGATCAGCCCTTGCGCATCGTCCATCGCCATG